AAGACCACATCAGAACCTAACGCCTGTAGTGTCCAAGACTTACCAATACCTGCAGGTGCAACAACAACACCAAGTTCTCCTGCACCAAGACCACCATCAGTTATATCATTGATAACATCCCAAGGTGTTTTAACTGTAATCCTAGCAGACTCTGCTAACCTACTTTCTAATGATGGTATATAATCATGACCTAAATCTCTAGAAGTTCCAGCTTTCATCGCATTATCTATAATAGATTTTATACCATCATAATTCTTATTTTCTAACATATCAACAGATTCAAGAATAGCACTTTTTAATGTTTGATTCTTACAGAAATCTAGAGTTTCTGATTGAACAAATTCTAAATCTGTTGCTTCTATGTTCTTCCAAACATCTCTTAATTTTTCTACTACACCAGACTTTAATACATCATTATCAATCTCATCTATTTTATATTTTATTACCTCTAAGGTAGGTTGTTTTTTATATTCGTAAAAGTATTCTCTAATACTCTTTACTAACCATTTATTAGAATCAGAATCAAACATATCTGGTTCTAATATATCACTAATGGTTTGAATAAATTTTACATCACTTATTAAGGAAGCTATAATCTTTGACTGAAATGATGTTCCAAATTGTGTTAATGTTTCACTCATTTACTCTCCTTTCTAAAAACAAAAATGGGTTCGTATTTATATCCTGCACCCATAACACTTGATAAAGTTAATTGTAAAGTATCTTCTTGAACAAATCCTAGTTCTTTAGCGATACGAATAGTCTCCTTTTCTATGAAATCATATTTAGGAGTGTTTGCAATGTTAATCAACATATACTTATTTTCTTTTAATCCAATATAACAATTTTGAATGGTCTTCTTCAGAAATCCATTTACCCATTCATTCTCCGTAGGGAACTTAACAAAACTTTGTGTACTTTCCAAGCTATATTTTTCAGTATCAAAGTATGGTGGTGAAGTAAAACATAAGTCGAATGATTCTTTTAATGGTTTATATTCTTCACTACCGAGTTTATAAATATTAACTTGTTTTCCCAAATACGAAAAATCTTTTATCATCTTTTGTAGTCCATCATAAGTTTTAGATGATGGCTCTGTTCCGATGTATTGTTTAGTATTAGATGCGGCTAGAAAACCTAACAGTCGTCCACCCCAACCACAAGACATATCCCAAACTACATCACCACCAAACTTCTCATATATAAGTTTAGCAGCTGTAGGTCTGAAATTACTAACGGATTGTGTACCAGAATAAATCTTTAGAGACTGTCTAAATCTATTTTCATGAAATTTATTTTTATCTCTACCTTCTTCACCCTTATAATGTTTCAACTCAAAATTCCAAGTTTTTCTAATTGTTGATTTTAATGTATCATCATTTAAGAATATTTCCATCGGTGACATTTTAGCTCCACCACATCTAACTTCCCAAAAATGTGGAAAGTATGTCCAAGCTAAACGAAGACAATGCATCGTCTGAACTATTTTATCCTCATCTAGTATTGTATCCACATCAAACTTTTTTAATTTTCTCATGTGGTCATACTTTTCATCGTCTCTGATAGTATAATGTGGAAATCCAAATTTACGATAATAGTTAAATATTACATCTATACCATATTCAATATCTATATTTTTAATATCATTAGTTACTCTATGAAATTCTGTTTCAAGATAGTCTATGTCTAGAAATTTATTTAATACTTCGTATTTTACACTCATTTATTATGTGTTTTCTCTGCGTAACGATTTAACTGATTAAAGTTAGTTAATAACCAACTTGTTAAATTGGGTAAAGCTGTAAACAATTTATCCTCCAAAAACATTTTTTCAAATTTAAACTTTACTAATCTATTAATTGGTTCGTTTACTCTTTGCACTATTTTTGTTTTTGTAGAACCAGATATGTCTACATCTGATAATTGCATTAACTTATAATTTAGTTCTATGGTATCCTTATGTTCTGGTAATTCATTAAGAACCTCATCCATTTCTACAATACGATTTTCACTAAGGAATGGTAATTTCTTTTGAATTGTTTTTAAACCAAGACCACGAACACCACTAATATTATCTGACTTATCTCCATCCAATACTCTGTACCAAATATAGTTGTGTGATGATATTCCATACTCTTCTAGTACGGTATTCTCATCATACATTTTCTTTTTGGTTGGACTCCAAATTTTTATTCTACCATTAGCTAATTGTAAAAAGTCTTTGTCCGTAGACATAATAGTAATTTTGGAATCGGTTAGAACTTGACGACAAATATATCCTATAGTATCATCAGCTTCAATATTATCATAAGACAAAACAGTAAGTGGTAAATTATCTAAATACTCAACCACTCTTTGAATCTGCATAATCATATTCATCTTTTCATCATCTTGTGATGCAAAACTATTAGAACGATTTACTCTATATTTTGTTCTTCTATTTTGTTTATACTCAGGATATATTTTGCGACGGCGATTAGAACCACCCTTACCATCAAACACTATGATGACACGAGTGGGACTAATCATATTTATGGCATAACCAATACTTCTCAAGAAACCAACTATTCCACCAATGTGAATACCATCCTCATTGGTAGTTGGTATAACACTAAATACTCTAATAAAAGTATTTAAGCCATCTATAATAAGTACTTTGTCATTCGGTTCACCACCGTCTAGTGAACCACCTTTTTTCTTTATCTCATCGAGTATAGACAAATATTTAGCATTACTCACTTACTTCCTCTTCCACCACTACATCATCAATTCCGAAGTTTTTCTCATACTTCAGAATTACTTTATCACAAATAAGTTCGTAACAATATGTTTTGAAGTCATCATCTTTCAGATACTCAGCCCAATCCTTAGATTGAAATTTAATCTCTTTACCATTGTGGTCATCCATTGTGTACCAAGCACCACCTTGTTTTACAAGTTTGTGTTCTTTCATCACTTTTAACCAACTACCTTCATTATCAATACCACTCTCAAAATAAAGTTCAAAGTCGGCGTGTCTCATGGGTGGGCCAAGTCTATTCTTAATGACTTGAGCTCTCATCTTCATTCCGATAGTATTGTTTTTCTTGTCTTTGATTTGACCAACGTTCTTTAATCTGATACGAGTTGAAGCATGAAATGGTAATGCTTTACCACCACTTGTAGTCCATGGATCTCCGAACATCACACCAAGTTTCTGTCTAAGTTGATTTGTAAATACAAGAGCTATCTTCTGTCTTCCAATCATCTGAGTAATCTTTCTCATAGCTTTAGAAAGTATAATAGCCTTAGAAGTAGCCCAACCATCCTTGTCGAACTCTGCTTCTAATTCTACTTTGGTTGTAGCGGCAGCTAATGAATCTACCAAGATAGTAACTAATCTATCTTTATCTGACTCACGAACTTTAGCAACAATCTCTTCAATAGCAGAGAAGATATCCTCTACTGTTTCTAGATGTAGATACAACATTTTATTTATATCAACACCAATAGCTTCTAAGAACTCTGTACTAACAGCTGTCTCTGTATCTATGTAAACAGCAACACCACCTTTTTTCTGTGTCTCTGCGAGTATGTGGGCTCCTATTAAGGATTTACCACTTGACTCAAGACCATTTAGTTCTGTGATTCTACCAACTGCAATACCACCATTAGATTTATTTGATATTGCTAAATCTAACATTGTAGAACCTGTTGAAATAAAATCTTTTACATCAGTAGGTGTTGTGTCTGAACCATCCAAGAAATATGCAACTTTCATATCCTTGAATTGTTTATTAATGGTGTCTGCTAAGACACCAGCCAATTCGTCTCTAGTGGACATATAATTCTCCTAATTAAAAGTGGGGGTATAAAACCCCCACCATTGTTTATTTAATTGTTAAATAAATCGTCAAACGCATCTGAAGTTTCTTTAGAACTGTAAGAAGTAGTATCTTTTACGACCTCTTTTTCTTCTTCCTCTTCAGTTGAACCACCATTAAGGTATTCATTTAGAGCAGTTGTTAGGTCTTCATAAGATTGTTCCTGATAGATTTCAGTAATGTTCTTTTGATTCTCTGTTAACGTCTCTAGAAGAGATGCATCTTCTGTAATAGGAGTCTGATTAGGTTTGACTCTGATTGAAGTCGAAGGAAAACTAGCACCAGTTTCTTCGGCTGTCTTGAACTCTACAGCAACATCACGACCACTAACTGGATCTGTAATATCACCATAATCTGGATCTGCGATTATAGAAAGAAGTTCTTGATAAACAGTCTTTCCAAATCCCCAAAACTTAACGCCTTGTGATTCTTCACCACGAACAATGACAGGAGCATATGTCCTCATTTTGGCCTCGACTTTTCTACCTAGACGATAATCATCTTTAGAACCAGTTCCTTTGAGTTTCTGTGCGAACTCTTCAATCGGGTCTGGTCTACCAAATGATGTTGGTGAAAGATAATTCTTTCCACCTAAGTCATAGTGAAAGTACAACTCAATAAAAGGATTATCCTTATTGAATTTGTAAGGCACAATACGAACAATTTGGTTACCAGGTGATGGTTTCCAAAGATTTGATGTTCTGTTATTTGTGGTTTGTAATTGATTAAGACGGTTTTTGATTGCTTTTAAATCCATTATTATTCTCCATTATTTAATTAGTTATTTTTTATTTGTTACTTTCGTAACCATTGTATATAAGTATAATCAAGTTTTTGAAAATACAATTATTTTTTCTCGTTTTCCCAAGTATTTACATTTACTATTGTGTAGATTCTAGTAGGTATTTTATTAAGACCTTCTTCGTTTGTTAGAAGTAAACAGTTCTTATAATTTTCCCATTCGATTGGAAAAGTTTTATCCAACTTACCATTATTGAGTTCACGAATTAAATCGTTAAGTGCATTTATTGTATAAAGAGTGTTGGTATTCTTTTTTCTGTGTAGTGAAATTGTATCTGGCACTTCTTGTATAGCATCTTCATCATACTCTACATTATAGGTACAGATTAACTGATGGTAATCGTTTTCATTTTGGAATACATATACCTTATCGAATACTATGTCGTTACAAGCTAAGATAATATCTACTGTCTCATAGAATCTATTTCGTTTGGTGAATGTGCAGAGTAGTTGTGTTTTCATTTTACTCTTCCGTTTTTATCAATACATTTTTTCAAATCAGTACCATTATTATAAACCGTACTTGCCTTACTCTCTGGTCCTTGTTTTGTTCTAATTTTCTTTTCTTGAAATGCCATATCGTCATCTGACCTTTTCTCACCTTTCATAAAATAAATAATTTTACCAGCTCCTGTTACATTACCATCTTTATCTGTTTGTGCAACTAAATCACCTGTATAAAACCTTTTCTGAAAATCTGTTTTTTTATTTACGCCAAGACATTCAGAAAGAACTTCTTTATTTAAATAATGACCACTCATATTAACCTCAAACATATCATCATATTCATGAACCGTTCCTTCTGTTTGAGTTAACATATCCATATGTGCAAAATCCCAAACACTTTCAGAAGATAAGTAATCACCCATTCCTATTTCTTGTCCATCAACTTCAATTTTAGTTTCATTCAATTCTTCTTTTTGTTGAAGTTCCATTTCAAGTGCACGAGTTCTAATTTGTTCTATTTCTCTTGCAGAATCTGGTGTAAAGTTAAATCCTTTAACAACCGTTCCTGCTTTTTGTCTTGCTGGTGTATCTTCACCTTTATTTAATCTACCTAATACTGCCTTATCATCACCAGTAGGAACTTGTTCAGAATTTCTTTTCATATATGCTCGTAACATTTGTTCTTCAGTTGGTGGATTATCATATCCATTAGGATTACCTTCTTCTAACCACTTTTTTGCATTTTTGGCTTTGGCTGTTGGTTCACCCTTTTTATTAGTATCATTAAGAGCATCCTCACCATAAAAACCTACTACCCTTTTATTCCAATATTTATCTTCATTTCCTTTAGCACCACTTGTTTTCTTAAAATTATCAATAACATCTTGAGCATCAACTTCACCACTATCTAACATTTCCATACATTTTTTAGATACATTTGTTGCACGAGTTTTAAATTCATCTTCTATTTCATCAATTCTTTGTGCGTAAGCTGCTCTTGTATCTAAAATCTCTTGTTCTTGTTCATCAGTTATTTGACCTTGTTGTTTTACTTCTGCTATAGCTCTTTGTGTTGCCTTACCTGTTAACTCTTCTCTTTGTGTTGAATTACCTGTTTGAGCAGTTCTACTATCTTTATCAGAATGAAACAATAAGGTTACTTCACCTGAATCTTTATCTACAATAATTGAAGATGTATCAGATGGATTTTTACCACCACCTGCAGTATCTATTAAACTATTTACTTTATCTTCTGGTATAATAACTTTCTTACCATTTTTAAATGCAACTACTTTTTTCCCCTTTAAAAATTCTTTTTGTGCATCCTTATCACTTTGTTCTCCACCAAAATTCATCAAGCTTGTATTCTTCCATCCAAATTTCTCTGATTGTTTTTTTGCCTTATTGGTTTTTCTTTTAGCATTCCTTACTGCTAATATGGCTTTAGACACAATACCTCGTTTTTCTGTTGGTGTATCTGGTGGTAAATCACCAACTTTTAAATCACCTGCTATCGTATCACTTTGATTTTGTTCTTCAAGCCTTGTTCCTTCTAATTCTTTTAATAAATTATCAACTGCCTGTTCCTCTGTTATGGAATCATCATCAAACATTTGTTCAGAAACACTATTACTTCCTTCTTCATTTAACATAGAACCTGGTCGTCCTGGTGCACCTTTTTCCCAACCCCTTTTGAATCTAGACTGCCTATCAGTTTTATTTTTATTCGAAATTTCTTTCTTTTTCTTAGTACCTTTCTCTTGACCATCCGTTTGTGCTGGTTCACCAGTTTCAGGATTACCCATGTAATATTCACCACCTCTAGGACCTGTTATGACTTTAGCACCTTTAGGAGCTTGTCCACCAGGCCAATTTGCTTTATATACTTTATCCGCCTCTGTTAGATTATTTATTACCCCATTAATAACCTCATGTGGCCATCCACGTTCTTCTAATATATTGTTTAGGTGATATAGGTGTTTATCATTGTTTGGTTTAATAACACCTACTCTGTAACTCCATTCCTTTAATATTTTGTTCCAATTTGGAATCATACAAATTTCTCCGTAATGTCTTTCATTTCATGATAGTTTAGTCCCCAGCTAACTTTAACTGGAAACTTACCTTTTTGTTCTAATATTTCTTTAACTTTCTTAATGTAATCTAACCCATCTTCCATATTAAAATCAAGTAAAAAGCTATCATAACTATATAGTATCAATTTACTTTTATAGTCTTTTATTTTAGGAATCAATTCTGATAAAACTTTCATATTGTTCTCCGTTTCCATCAACTGAATTGTATAATTGAACAACTTATTGGCGTTCATATCAGTTAAATTTTTCCTATATATTCTCTTACTATAAATATCTGATAGTATAAATTCTTTATTATTATATTCACTCCATAATTCTTTTATATATTCTTCTACTTTACAGAAAAAAGGATTGATTTGTGATACCTCGTAAGGTATGTGACCATACAAATACTGAAATGACATCCGTTTTGATTCTTCATAATCAACACCATAGAACTTAGCCATGTGTTCGTGTACTGAATCTTTTCCAAATTCATAATTAATTCTATCACCAATCAAACGAAGATGATAAGCATCATAGTCCATCTCCACTAAAACGCCGCTTTTGAACCTACTGATATATGGTTTTCTACTACCATCTTTTTTATTTAAAGCTGCAAAGTTTGTACCACCAAATCTATTTGATGGTCTACCAGTAGATGTAAATATATTATATTCAGAATAAACCATACCATCTGTGGTTTGTATACCATTACTTTCCATATGTGATAGGTTACTTAGAATTTCATCATTATATGACAAATTGACATCTTCTTTATTTTTTTCAATTACATCCAATAATATCTTGGACAGCTTTCTACATAACTCTAGATGTTTTAGTATAGGTATAACTCTGTTTATGTTTTTCTTTCTATAATGTTTCATATTGAAAAAGTTGTGAGAGTTTGTATCTATGTTTTCAGTCTGTAACGGTTGGTTTGTTTCAATATAGTGTAATAAATTTACATCAATAACACCATCGATGTCAATTAAATGTTGTAATCTTTTTTTATCTATGGTGTATTTTTTTGTATCTGATTTTAGATTTGGATGTTCTTCTAAATTTAAAGACTCACTATGATTATAGGATAGGATATACTCTTCCCCATCAATTATCTGAACATAAAGTAAACAGATATCATCATCTGCAGGATGTTTATGTTCATCAGATTGTATAGGTAAAACAATACTATCTTGTTTTCTATATATTTTAAGAAACGAACTGAGTTGTTCGTTGTTTTCTACTATAACCATTTGTAATACATATCAATGTATTTTTTCAAATTACATTATTTTTCTTCTACTTAATTTTTGTAGTATATCGTCTGAAGAGCCTTTTGGTGGATTCCAATATTGTAATGGTGATAGTATGTTTAACAATTGTTCATTACCTCGTGTTCTAACAGCAACTAAAACTGACGATGTATTATCTCTAGCAACTTCTAACCTAGTACCTGAAATTCTCCAGTTTATAAAAAAATATCTAAATAAATTATTAACCTCAAAATCACGTTTTGATATTTCAAATAACTCACTATTTAAATCATTTGCTTTTTGAGTAAAATATCTTTTGAAAGTTCCAATCCTATAATCACTTTTTGTTGGTGGTGTTAAAAATTTTTGAGGATATCTCTTTTTAACTTGAGGTTTCAGTCTTGAATATGTTGAAAATATTGTAGTGCTATCATTTACTTTTTCTATAATTTTTGAACTAGAGTTATGTGTACCACCAGTCATAAAAACTTCTTCCTTATCATTAGTGTAATGGATATGGTATTCTAAACCAGGTTTTACTGAACCACCATGTGTATATTTAAATTCACCGAGTTGTGTGATACCAGCAAAATTTGCTTTAAAATCTGTGTTTTCGTGTATCTGCATCATTTCTTCTTTTAGGTTTGACATTTTATTTTCCTATGGTTAATCATCATTCAATTGATTTGGTGTAACGTTTCCATTTATATCTACAAAACCATCTATGGTTATTGTATTTTTAGCGCCTTGTTCTGAGCTCGGATAATGTGGTCCAAAAAATTCATCTACATTCTTTATATCTGTTGTTACTCCAGTCGCAGTATCTGTAGAAGTTGCTAATCCCCAAGGATTCGTAAACGTTGCTCCACCACCAAGATAACTAACACCTATCTCTTTATTAATTACCTCACTACCAAATATTTCTTCTCCATACGTGTCTATTTCTTGACTAGCATCATAATACATTGGTGGTGGATCACCAATAGGAGTGTCAGGAGTTCCTCTAGTACCAAAAATCATCAATTTAATTTCTTCATCTAGGTCTTTTTCTGCCTGTTTCTTTATTTGTTCTTGTTCTATTTTTTTACGATAGTTAGCAATTAAATCATCTAATATACCCGTTGGATCTTGTAATTCGAGAACTTGTCCATATGTTGTCCTCATTTTACCAGAAAGTGCAGTTGTCCAACCAGTAGAGCTTACAGTATGATTCACATCAAATATTTGAAACACAGTTTTATCTTGATATTCTTGTGGTAAATATGTTGAATGATATGAGTTACCTGGATAAATACCACCAGTTCCATCTATCTCTAACTCCATTTCTAGTGGTAATATAAGTGATTGTTCTATATCACCACTACCCTCTGCTACGTGTTCTGTTGTTAAATAACTAATTGCGTCTAACATTGATTCTTTCATCACAACCGATTCAAATACCGTAGTTGTTCCTGCTCTAAAACCTCTATACTTATTACCAACTATTTTTAAAAATTCATTTATTTCATCTGAAGTTGCTCCTAGTAATATATTATTTATTTCTTTAGAAGTCATTCTATTTATAGGTGGTAATGGTTTTGAAGACTCATATTTTAAATTTTCATATTTAAGTTCAATATGTCCAACAGTGCTATCTTCTTTATTTTTTGTATTTGCTTCCACGGATTTTTTAATTAAATCAGTATGTTTTATTAAAAATTCATAAACACCATCATTTGAACCTTGTTTAGTTAAAGGCTCTGACGCAAATCCATTTTCATTTCCAATTTCTAATTGATTTTTAAAAGCAGTATCTAAACCTGAAGCATCTCTATCAGTAAATTTATTATTTAAACCACCTAATGCTAAACCCTCTTTAGTTCCAGTCATACCAGCTCCATTTGGATATTTAACAGCGTCTAAATTAGAACCATACATTGTTATTAATGCTATCTCATCATTAACTTTAGTAATCACATTTTGTGATTTTACAATACTATCTTGTCTCCAAATAGGAAAATAAAATATTCCAGTATTTATCATTTGGCCAGTAATATCTGAATAAACACTTCTTTGTGATTGTATTTTTTTGGTAAAATCTATTGCACTGTGTTGGTCATCTATTATTCTTATTCTACTTGGCCTGACAGGATCGGTCTGTAATTCAAATGACCAATAATTAAGTGGAGTATTCAAACTAGTGAACATTTTATCCATTGCTTCTGATAACCCAATTATATCACTAAAAGCTTCTTTTATGACTTGTGTATTCTT